GAGAATCGAAGATTCGATGCCGAAGTTGAGTTGAAGCGTCAAGAGGGTACAGGAATATAAACTATGTCCGAACGTGATGGATATTTGAACGACGAAGATTTAGCCAAGGCAGAGGGAATTTACAGTAACGACCCAGATATACAGGTAGCTAAGACAGGTGCCGATTTACAACGTGTAATGGGTACCGTTGGCGGTAAATATATTGAAGATTTGGCTAAAGCTCAAATCGATGAGGGCATTGAAGCCCTACTCGAAATGGACCCCTACGATAATATCACCAAGTATCGAGAAACCCGATTAAGTGTACTCGTTGCCCAACAAGCGATGTCATGGATTTATAATGGCATTGAAGAAGGGTTAGCTGCAGTAGAAAAGATTCACGACGAAGAAGCACAAAGTTAACGGATTAACACCAAACCCCTAAAAGCAATCCCACCTATTGACGGATATTAAATATGCCTACCGATGTAACAATAACTGAAACACCTGTTAAGACAGAAAACCCTTCACATGAGGCTAAACTTGATGTAAAGTCCAAGGACAAGGTGATATTGTCTGAACGCGACCGCATTTATGCTAAAGCTGATGAGATGAATAACCAAACTGGCGACACATTGCTTGAAGTCGACGATAATGGAAATCCTCTACCCGTAGATGAAGATATACCACTCGAAGTTCCAGCAGTAGTACCAGAAGAAGAAGACGAACCAGAAGTACCCGTTGAGCTTGATACACCTGCTCCTGAGAAAATGGTTAAATTGAAAGTTTATGGTCGCACAATCGAAGTCTCGGAAGAGAAGGTTGAAGCGAACGGCGGTAAAGTTGCTTATCAAAAGTTACTTGCTGCAAATGAAAAAGCTGGGATTGAACGTGATAAAGCGGACAACTTGGCAGAGAAAGAACGAATTCAGGCGGAACGCCTTGAGTTTGAAAGAATAAGGGCTTTACCACTAGATAAGCCAAAGAAGAAAACGGATCTACCCTTGGATGATCTTGCAGAAAAAGACATTGATGCGGCGCTAGATAAGGCCGGAGAAAGTCTGATAGATGGTGATGTTGGCGCATTTCGTGAATCGATTCGTGACATTGTAACTTCTCAGAAAGGCGAGAAGGTTGATGTTGAAGCGATTATAAAGAGAGTCAAAGACCAAACCATACAAGACATGACACAACAGCGACAGAATGACGAGTTGCGGGTTGCAAGGGACAGTTTCTCTAACGAGTATCCTGAGATTATGACGGACGCGGATTTACGCGCCAAGACGAATCGCAGAACTATACTTCTACAAGAAGAACATCCTGAAAAATCCCCTCTTGAAATTATGCGCTTAGCCGGTGACGAAGTTATAAAACTTTATACGGAAACCCCTGTAGTTAAGGACACCGTTAAAGAACAAGCCCGTCTCGATAAGCTCGCTGAAAAACGTGGAATGCAAATACCGAAGGGAGGTTCTGCCCGGTCACAAGCACCGCCAGTTCCTAAAGAACCAACACGTTCTGACTACGTTGAGTCATTAAAGAAACAACGCGGTCAGGGATAATAACTAAAAAGAGGACTCTGTTATGGCAGGTCAAGTATGGGCAATTAATTCGGCTGGCGGATACATGTATTCTGGTGAACTATCTACCGTTTTACGTAATCAGCTACAACCGATGACACGATTTGTGCAACATTGTGATGCACAAGATTTTACGGATAAAGGCTTACACGCTGGTGAAGCTTTTCAATGGGATGTTTACAGCGATGTAGGTACTCAGGGTGGACAATTAGACGAGAACCAGGTTATGCCTGAGACTTCGTTTACCATTACACAAGGTAGCGGAACTATCACCGAATACGGTAATAGCGTACCTTACACTGGTAAATTGGACGATTTGTCTGCACACCCCGTGAAAGAAATCATAAACAAAGCACTTAAAAACGATGCTTCTAAAGCGTTTGAAATTGATGCACGCGGTCAGTTTGTTTTGAGTCAATTAACAGCTGGACCAGCCGGTGGTGGTTCATCACCTACTGCTGTAACATTCAGCACAAATGGTATACCTGCGGTAACTAACAACGCGGCTATGACTAGCGATCACGTTAAAGAAATCTCTGACGAGATGAAAGAACGTAACATTCCAATTTATTCGGATGGTAACTATCGTTGTATCGGTCGCCCTGCTACGTTCCGTACCTTTAAGAATGATTTAGAAGCTATATCACAATACGTTGATGCTGGTTTCGGTCAAATCTTAAATGGTGAAGTGGGTCGTTCATACGAAGGTATTCGTTTCTTCGAACAAACTGCTATTCCAAATCAAGCTTGGGCTAATGGTTTATCTGACGAAGCATTCTTCTTCGGTGAAGATACTGTAATCGAAGCGATAGTTTGTCCACCAGAAATGCGTGGTAAATTACCGGGTGATTATGGACGTGATAAGGGCGTTGCATGGTACGCTGAAGAAGGCTTTAGTCTTGTTCACACTGATGCTACAAATTCACGCATCGTTCGCTGGGCAACAGCTTAATTCACAGGATAACAAGAGGAAAACATTATGAGTTATTCAAATCCAACAGTAGTCTGTTACCAATTTGCAGCATTCGATTTCGGTGCCGCAGTTGGGGATTTAGAACAGGGGATTATGCCACCTAAAGGCTTCGAGAACGGTCGAATAATCGACGTAGGTGTTATGAACATCACTGAAACTTTCGCAGGCGGAACATCGACTGCAAAAGTAAAAGTGGGTAGTACCGCTAATGGTGCAGAGTACGCTACTTTAAACGTAGCCAATACTGTAGCAGTTGCGGGAAGTGTTTTTAACACTGTAGGCGACCCAGACGCTATCACAGAAGCCGACATTTTGGTGTCTGATTTAACAGGTAGTCTTGTCGAAGTCACGCTTGAGGAAGCCACTGGTTCACCAGCTGGTCAAGGTCAAGCATTTGTTGTAATCGGCTGGTACTAAGGAGAAAATTATGAAAAATCCAAATAGTTCAATGGCAGGCGAAAAGGCTCAAGATCGAAGTCGTACAAGCGTATCAACCGCTTCGGCTAAGAACTCAGGCCCAGGTCTAGGCATGAAAGCTAAAATCGGCTCCGCTATCGAATTGGGTTTGTCTTCAAACTCAAGAGTAGATGGTGGCAGTGCTCGAAAGATGCGCGGCGAAACTAACGAAGCAGGTCAATTGCCTAAAGCAACGACTAAATCTGTTAGCTCTGATCGTGGTACATTTCAAGACATTTGCTAACTAGCACACATTGTACGGAGTCCCTTTCGGGGGGCTCCAAACTTTTTAGGAGTTTGTTATGCAAAAGAAAGATGATAGTATTTACCCAGCACCAGGTGTAACTGGTGACAAAAATAAGTATTCAGGTGAACGAGACTATATGATTGGTAGAGCCAATGGTAAAGGTCGCGTAAATCAAGATGCTAATAAAACCCCAAATTGGTCCCAAACAGATACATTAGAAACAGGTCTAGTCTCACGACAACCCCTATAACTGAGTAAATAAAAATGGCAAAGATTACATTAGATTTAAGTAGAAACGACGTATTATATGTACGTGGCAACACAGGTAACGGTTGCAGATACATCCAAGACGGTGTTGAATTTACAGCAAACGGTGAAGTGATTGGTGATGAGCAGGCTATTCTCGACGGTCGTAATAAAGAAGTTATTGCTAAAGCGACTGCGAAACTTGAAGCCTTGAAGAAAGATATGGCGGCAGCAGAAGCCGAAGTATCACAAAACTCACCTGTTGAAACTGCAGAAGCTAAAGCGAAAGAAGTTGCGGATGCACGCGAAGCGATGAAAGCTGAAGTACGTGCAGAGTTAGCAGAAGAAGCAGCACTCGAAGCTAAAGCAGCAGAGGTACCTAAAACTCCAGACGTTAAACCCGTAGTTTTAAAAGCTCCACCTAAAACAGCACCAAAGGCACCCAAAGCCTCATAATTAAAAGTAGGCAACTATGAGTACAACAACGTATTTGGAATTGTGTCAGCAGACACAGAAAGCCTGCGGTATATCAGGAAACCTTGTCGCTTCGGTGACAGGACAAACTGGAATGTTGGCTAACCTTGTAAGATGGGTTGCAGATGCAGACGTTGCTATTCAACGCGTTGCCACCAATTGGGACTTTCTATATCAGACCGATTTTACAGTAGACACGGTACAAGGGTCTTCTGAATACACTAAGCCTTTAATATTAGGTGCTTGGGATCGGTCTACTTTTTATGTAGATTACACAACCGTAAATAACGCGAAGTTGGTAGAAATACCATACCGCGCATACTTCAACACCTTTGCAAATGGTGTTCAGACCCAAAACAAACCCACTAATTTTGTATTAGCACCGAATGATAATCTGACAGTTTACCCTGTTCCAGACGCGGTGTACGCATTGACGGCACACTATTGGCGCACAGCCTTACGTATGACCGATAATAGCGACGTTTCGCTTATCCCAGAAAACTACATTCGTGCTATCATTGCACGTGCAAAGATGTATTACGGTATTGATCAAGAAGCTACCGATGTTTATAACGAAGCCTTTGCAGAATATGAACGTGTATTATTAGAATTAAAATATAAATCATTACCCGGCTATGAGTTTGCAGGTATCGACAGTGATGTACAGATGACAGTCAGTACAGACGGATTTGGTGCAGACGATAACGGATACTTCTACTAACCAGAGATGTTAAGTTATGACACAGCAAGTAGCTTATTATGCGTTAGTTGGTGGCGAAGATTTAGTCACACCCCCATTACAAGTCAAGCCCGGTAAACTCCTTTACTCTCAAAACTATGAACCAGGTGAAGCGGGTGGATATACTCGTTTACAAGGCTATGAGCGTTTCGACGGACAACCAAAACCGTCAGAATCAACATTCATATTATTACCCTTTGACGCAGGTTCAAACGAACCGGCTGTAGACGATCTTATAACAGGGTCAGGTTCAAGCTTCACCGCTATTGTAGCGGGTTTCGTACTCACCTCTGGTGATTGGTCAACGAATGATGCGGTTGGTACATTAGCCGTACACGAAGCGACAGGTGTATTTGTTGATAATGAAACGCTTACCAATACAACACAAACAAACACATTGGCGACACAAAATGGCGCACAAGAAGCCGGAGGTGCGCCAACGGATGCCTTATATGACACGTGGCTACAAGCCACAATAGAATGGCGTCGCACACAGATTTTAGTTGTACCAGGTGAAGGTGACATTCTTGGCGTGTGGCAATACGAAGGTGTTAAATACGCGTTTAGAAATAATGCGGGAACAGTCACATTAGATAGCGGAGCCTCTGGTAGTGTCGATAGTATTACAGTTGGTGGCGTAGAAGTTATGTCTGCGTCTGTAAACTTCACCAGTTCATTGACCGCCACTGCAACAGCCGTCGCTGCGAACATTACAGCACTCGGTCTTTACACTGCAACCTCTTCAAGTACAACCATTACAATATCTGGAAGTGGTTCGGCTACAACAGCTGTAATAAGTAGTGCGACAACAATATCCACAACGGATACGGATACGACTGCAGCTGTTATGCACAAAAGCACGGCGAGCGGTTGGTCTACAGTTGATTTGGGTTTACAGCTAGCATTTACTACGGGTGCCGTTAATAAGCCCACCATTGGTGAAACTATCACAGGTTCCGCCGGTACAGGCGCTAAGACTGCCATTGTTGCAGGGTATTCGATTACAAGCGGTACATTCGCAGATGGCGATGCGGTCGGTATTCTATATCTACACACATTAAGTGGCACCATTACAAACGGTACATTATTAGGTAGTACATCGGGTGTCACTGCAGCTAATGCGGGGACTACCTCCGCAATCACATTACCCGCTGGCGGCAAATACGAATTTTGGAACTATAACTTCTTTGGTCGTGCCAGTGGAAACACTATGTACTTCACCAATGGGGTTGGTTTCGCCATGTCCTTTGATGGTACAGGTTTGTCCTTTATCGATCTTGGTATGGGTACAATTTATCCAACACATTTACGTCCACACAAAAACCATTTATTCTTAACGTATGACGCATCTCTACTTCATTCAGACTTAGGTAATCCTTACGTAGCTACGGCTATCGGTGGGGCCGCTGAGTTTGCAGTTGGTGATAGAGTTAATGGACTAGATGTTGTACAAGGTGACGTATTAGCTGTTTTATCACGTAACTCTACACGTCTTTTATACGGTTCAAGCACTTTAAACTGGGACCTGAAAGAACATTCATTAGTATCAGGTGCACGCGAGTGGACCATTCAACGTATTTTAAACACGCGTTATTTAGAGGATCGTGGGTTTACTCAATTGAATGCGGTCTTTGCGTTTGGTGACTTTAAAGAGAATACATTTTCACAGCCTATCGCCCCATTAGTATCTAGTAAATTAGGTACGGAAGTTGACTCGGTGACAGTACGTGAAAAAGATCAATACCGATGCTTCTTTTCAGATGGAACTGGCCTAATATGCCGGATTCAAGACGGTCAACAATACCCACAATTCACGCGTATGGAGTATCCTGTACCCGTATTGACGTGTAACACAGGTGAGAATAGTGCTGGCCAAGAGGAAGTGTATTTCGGGTCGAATGATGGATACGTCTACCAAATGGACAAAGGTACATCTTTCGATGGTGCTGCGATAGATTATGCTTTAAGATTACCCTTCAACAACTTGAGATCACCACGTAATAAGAAACGTTTTTTCAAAGCTATATTGGAAATTGAAGCACTGGGTTTAGGGGGTGTAACCTTACAGTTCACACCTGATTTCTCTTATGGGAGCACCTTCACACCAAAGGCTGTACAGCAAACCCTAGACGTGAAAACGGGTGCGGCTTATTGGGGTGATAATATGGAATGGAACGATTTCTTTTGGGGTGCAGAAACACCTGGTTCAGCCGAAGCATATGTTG